GGATTTATTCTGACCGGGTGCGGGACATTCCGGCCATTTTGTCAGAAAGCCGCCGGTTGAAGAATTTGAACCCGCCAAGTGACCAAGGTTTCCGCGGGTTTGGGCTTTTGATCATTGATTACATCCAGTTGGTACGGGGCAAGGGTTTCAGTCAGCACGAGCGGCTGGGGCAGATTGCGATGGATGCAAAGCAGGTTGCCAAAAGTTTGGATGTGCCTGTGGTGGCATTGGCTCAGGTTGATCGGTCTCTGGCCAAGCGCGAAAGTCCCGTGCCGTTTTTGTCTGATCTGCGTGGTTCTGGTGATTTGGAGTTTGCCGCGGACAATGTGATTTTTTGTCACCGGCCCGAATACTACATCGAGCGCGAACTTCTTCAAAACCCCGCGATGGATGTGGCGGATCGAGCGGACCTTGAGGCGGCGCTGGCGTCCTGCAAAGGGACCATGGATCTTTTCGTCGCAAAGCAGCGGATGGGGCCGGTTGGCAAGTGCAGGGTCAAAGTTGACATGGGAATCAACAGGTTTGCGGATGTGGCGCCTCAGCAAGACGGTATGGACTTTTGAGCAATCTCGAAAAATACAGGGCCGGGTTGCCGGTGACGCTTTTGGATAAGGCGGCAAGTTGTCAGTCGTATGCCGAACTGAAAGGGTTTACAGACCAATGCGTCAAAGACGGGCGAGGCACTGAAAAAGAGCACGCGAAAATGGCCGAATGGAAAATAAAGTTGCAACAGGCGGAGTCGTAAAAATGGACACCAAGTTTCTCCGAGAAGTGCAGAAAGCGGGCTGGTTTATTGAAAAAGTCACCAAGTCTTTTGTGGTAGGTAAGTGCCCCGCTCAAGGTTGCCACATGCGCGCAAAGTTGAACTGCACCGCAGATGTTCCCCTTGTGGATCCTGCCGGCCGCAGATCGGCCAAAGATATCACGTTGACGGGGTATGATCCGGCGCGGCGCGTGCTGCGCTCAAGGCGGGAAAAGCTGGGCCTTTCAATTCGGGAAGTTGAGGAAATATCCGGAATTGTCGATGATCACTTGGCCAAAATGGAAAAAGACGCATACACAAAAGTGCCAAACGCCCAAACGTTTATCGAATGGGCGCAATCGCTTGGTTTTGAAGTGGTGTTGAGGCCGATCGGGTTGCCGTTGCTTTCCCTGCGCACCATCACAGACACGCGCGACAAGTTGGAATCGCGTCAGGCCCGTTTTAAGGTTGAGGCCGAGCGCAGGAAAAGCGGGTGATCATGTCACGGCTGCGTTGCGTCAATGGCCGCCTGAAAGAGCAAAGTTGCCCTCATGAAGCGCTGCGTGCTCAAGGCGTCGTCCAGTGCTTGTACAGCCCACACGGGGGCGCCTTTGTTGCTCCAGGCCGTGATCGTTTGCCGGGTGAGTCCGTACCGTTCGCAAAAGCTCGTTTTCCATCGGGTGGTTCCGAAAAACTCAATGGCTAGTGCGTCAAGTAATTTGAACCTTTCCAAAGGCCGCATTTTGTTATAATTCATCATTGCTTTATCCTTTCATGGTTTGGCAAGTCCCGCGTGCCGTTCCGCCCTAGTCAGAGGGGGCACGCGGGGCGATACCTTCAAAACAAGTTGAGTTGCTTGGCGGTGGGGCTGGCGTTGTGTTCGCATCCGGGGATAACGTGCTGTTCGCCCGTCTCGGTCAGCTCGGTGCTTGATGGTGTTCTGTCCGGCCTGATCTGTTCCCATTGCTTGCGCATTGCCCGAAAGTTATCCAGCGACATTTTGCGCAGATCCTCTAAGGTCATGCCGGGCCCGTTGCGCTTTGCTGCCTCGTTGGCATGGCCGCACAAATAGTTTGCAATGTTCTGCGCAAGTTTTCCTTTCGGGTTGTTTGATGCCCTGCGAAACAAGGCGTGCGAAACCGCCTCCCCGTCGAAGTTTTCAAAACAGCTATCTAAGCTGCGTGTGATCGGGCGGCCGCTTGCAATGTGAGCTGCGGCGATATCAACCCGGCGCTGAAACCCGTTTAAGTGTCTTTGTTCGCGTTCTGCTTCGGTCATTGCTGCGACTCCCGTTCCTGCCGTGCTTCGCGCAAAATCCGCAGCACGTCTTGTTTCGCTTCTTCATTCGTTGGCTGGCGTCCAAGTTTTACCGCCAGTGCGTCCCATATGGTCATTTTTCCGTTTCCTTTCATGTTCATGCGTTCCGGTGCATGGGATGGGGGCCCGGTGTCGAGCCCCGCACCGATGCATCAGGCGTTATCCGGGGCGAAAAATGTCGCTATGCCGGTGTTTATGTTGGTTCCGCTTTCGCTAAACGATCCGACGGGCAAATCCTGCCACACGTCGCGGCCATATTTTGGCACCACCACAAAGCCGTGATCGGTTGCGGCTGTGACGGGAAGGATTGCATAAAGCCTGCCGCCGGGTTTCAGAAACTTGCGCGCGTGCTCGACGTGCTTTTGATAGTGCTTTCCGTAAAATGGCGGGTTCATTAAAACCACGTCAAATTTCGGGTTTGGCGTCACTTCAAGAAAGTTGCGGCACATAACGCTGTATCCTTTCGCCTCGGCCATTGCTGCGCGCGTCGGGTCAACCTCAATGCCAAGGCCGGAAACGCTCGGATTCTTTTGGCGCCGTTCCTCGGGGCAATAATACGTCTCTGTGTCGCAATACCGACGCACCGCGTCTAGGATGGCACCGTCGCCGCATGATGGCTCTAAGATGCTGTCACCGTCGCGCAAGCCTGCTTTCTGTACAAGGGCGTCGGCTGCGGCTTGTGGCGTCGGGTAAAATTGCAGATCCTTGCTGACCGCTGTTCCTGTCCGCTTTTTGGGCGTGGCTTCGGGGCAGTCTGGCAATACTTCACCGTAATATTCTGCCAAAGCGTTATTCACGTTTTTCAGCACTTCGGGCGAAAAAAACAAATGACCATTGCCATTGGCAAAGCGTTTCAGGGTCAATCCGTCAAAGGTGAACGGTTCGCGTTTGGCATTTTCGAGAATGTCTCGCAAACCGTAGCTGATAACCTCGCCGTTATCGTTGTGCTTGGTGGGCCATTCAATATGGGGCAGGCCGTCCAGCACTCTCAAGGCGTTTAAGGTATCTTTCAAGCGGTCGGTGCCGTATCCGCCATAGCCGGTCACGCTGGTCAAAATAATGCGCTTCGGCAGCCCCTTAACGCCGATCTTCATTTTGTCGTGAGACTTAAACGCCGGGTCAAGCTGCGAAAAGCATTCGGCAAGGCCGCGCAAAATGTGGGCGCGTGGATCCTCGATGTACTTCCCAAAGGTTGCGCCGATGTTATCAAGGGTGAACGGTGCCGGGTTTTTCATAGCCATTTCAAAGCGCGACCTATCAGAGGCCGGCGCGATCTTGTCCAAGTTCAGGCCGTGGTAAACGTGTTTCCACGCCGACTCTAACAGGTTGGCTTTCATGCGGGACTCATCCGCGCTTGGGCTTGCCCGATACCAGATGCAGCCGGCATAAGTGCCGCGAATGGTTGCGCAGCTTTCCGTATCGGTCACAGCCTGCTTAAACGCCTCAACCGTCTCGGGGATGGCCGCTAGTTTTTGGTCATATTCTGCAACAATGTCGGGCAGCCGCAATTTGAACGCGGGCAGGTTGCTTTGTTCCGTGTCATGCATGTCTTTCATAGTCCTTATACCTTTCAAGTTGTCCGGGGTTCCGGCCCGGTGTGGTTGGTCCACAGTGACGCGCCACCATAGGCGGCGCGCTGCAATGGATCATTCTGCCGCGATGGCCACGGGCGCCGCGTTCCCGCGCGCTAGGGCATATTCACAAGCTTTTTGCGCTGCACTGGCGGCCCGGAATATGAATCGCTTGTCTTGTTTCATAGCCTCAAGCCATCCATTGAGATATGCGGCACTGTTCGGTAAGTTGGTTTCTGCGCCGATGTGTGAGCAAAGAAAGCACGCGCCAAGCTCTGCAATCAATTCTTCGAAAGCGTAATTGTCATCACCGAATTTGTCGCCTTTTGTACGGTCAAGGCGGTGCGCTGCGCCGGTCCAGTGGATCAGCTCGTGTGCAAGCGTGCCGTAATATTCTTGTGCGCTGTGAAAGGCTTTGATCGGGGGCATGGTGATGCTGTCAGACTGCCGCGCGTAGAAAGCCCGGTTGCCGCCATGTGAGATTGCCGCGCCGGTCGCGTCAAAAAATGCTTGTAAACCCTCAATAGGCCGCGTGCCTTCGTCTAGCTCGTCCGGCGCATTCCACTCCCATTGATCGGGCAAGCCGTCGATCTGCTCAACATTGAAAACAGTGTAAGACTTAAGAAAGCCAAATTTATGTTCTTGTCCGTCTGCGTCTTCTTTCTTCATGACTGAAAAGAACACAATGCCGGTGCCTTTCTCACCCTTGCGAACACATCCGCCAAGCGTCTTTGCCTGTTTGAATGTCATCCAGTTAGGGCAGGTATAACCTGCATCCGCCGCCGCGCCCCACAAAAGCAAAACGTTTATGCCTGCATAGGGCTGACCGGTGACGCGGATGGGCAGACCAGACATTCCGCCAGTCGCCTTTGTCCAGCCGCGTTTCCATGGGGCTGTTCCGGCCTCCAGCTCTTTTACAATCTTGTCCGTGATCTCTTGGTGAATGTCGCGCTTTGCCATTGTCTTAATCCTTTCAAATTGGCGGGCCGTTCCGTGGCCCTGTGTCGATCAATATAGACAGAAAAACATGCAATGCAATACACAAAACGACAAAAAAACAAAAAAAGAGGCTTGAAAGGTGAAAGGGTAGTTGCTAGGTATAGGGCACGGGTTCGGAACACCCGGAAACATGAAAGGGAAAGACAATGGAAACCTACGAACACAACGGAATCGAATATCGTTTCGAGATCGAGCCAGATTATCACCACGGCGCGCCATGGGAAGAATGCGACGGTCACGGGCCGGTCAGTGAATGGACGCGCCGCGCTAAATTGCCGGGTGAATTGGTTCTAAATCAGGACCGTGATTCATATCGCTATTATGACTTTCAAGCGGCTTGCAAGATAGCGCGCCGGGATGGCTGGGACGCTGCACCATACAACAAAGGGCAAGAAACCGCGCGCCAGCAAGCTGCAAAGGCCGCAATGGCTAATTACAATTACTTGCGCCAGTGGTGCAATGACGTGTGGTCCTATGTCGGCGTTGTTGTTTATGAGCGCTGCCCGTCCTGCAATGAATGGCGGTCTATCGGCTCGCTTTGGGGCATTGAGGATAGCGACCGTTCCTATATTGACGAAGTGGTTCAAGAGATTATCGAAGAACACACCGCGCAAGAGGTGGCGGCATGAGCGATGATCTACTTAACCCGACACTGCGCCTTGTACGCGCTCGCAAAGCCACACGCGAAGCATGGCGCAACGCGCCAGCTTGGGTGCGCCGTCAAGAGTGCTACGGCGCATGGCTCAACAGTTCATCGGCCGTCAATGCAATCCGTTTGCAGATCGTAGCAAAATACCGCGCAAACAATGATTTGAAAAATGGCCGCTGGTATCTCGAAAGCACAAAAGAAGGGGCAAGCGCATGATCTATTCTTATTCATGGGGATACCGCACCAGAGACGCGGCCCAGCTTGCCCTGATCGACATGATGGAAAGCGGGGTGATATCTCAAGGCGAAAGCCCGCAAATTGTGCCATACCAAAGCACCACCGGCCGCACCCGCTTCAAGGTGACGCTGCAACACTGACCAAACACACAATGAAAGACACACGCGGGGGCCTTCGGGCCCTCGTTTGCTATTGCAGGTACAGGAACAGGGCGGGGCCGATCAGCAGCGCCCAGAGCACCGCGAGAATAATCGCTCGATCGTGCCGCCAAGCCTCAAGCACTGGCCGCCGGATCAGCCACAACATATAGATCCCCGCCAAACCCGCCAAAACAGTCCCGAACATAACATTCCCCTATAACAGTGCATATAAGGGCAAAGCCCTCACTTTGTAAGAATGACGCCATGGCACACCAAAAACAGAACCATAATTACCGAATATCCGCAAAACCGCGCAAACCGTCCAAGAAATTAGTCACCGCGCTAACCCTGCGAATAAGAGAAGGCATGACATGGCCACAAGCCGCAGAGGCCGCAGGCCTGGCAGAAAGCACCATATTCAAGGCACGCAAACAACCACACATTATCGAGCTCTACCAGAAGTTAGAAAACGAATACATTCAAGACGTTGAAAAAATGCGCGCACCGTACAAAGCACAAGCTTTCGAACACGCTAAGCACCTGATGAACAACGCTAAATCAGAACAGGTGCAGGCAAGGATGGTGGAGTTCCTCGCGGGAGAGAGCAAGAAAGATGGCGTTAACGTGCAGATAAATAACAACATTTCGGGCGGGCAGGGTTATGAATATGTGAAGCCAGGTCAGCGCGTCGTGGTCATTGAAGGGGAAGCGCAGGCACAAGATGTAGTGTCTGACAGCCCGGATACCGAGGCCAAATAGCTAACCCATTGAAATCATTGAATGGGCATGATGCTATAATCGTCATTATGTTAAATGTCGCAAGTGTGGCGGCATCATGGCAGCAGATCGACAATCCATAGAAAGAAGGGGGGAGGGGTCTGTTTTGGGGTACCCCGGGGGAAAAATCGGGGCCGCGAAAACCGGCAGTCCACCCCTTCCCTCGCTAGACTTCACATATCTTGTCTCGGAAATCACGGGGTTTTACTGGGTATATACCCTTTGTTTTATGGCTTTGTGGGTTTGGGTATATACTCTTTTTTGTATGGTTTGGCTAAATGGTATATACGATTTTTATATTTTGGGCTGATTGGGTATATACGTATATACGATTTTTGGTTATTGGGTATATACGATTTGAATAGGGTATATACGCTTTTGGAGGAATGAATGATGAAGATGCTGTTTTGGTCGTTGGCGGTTTTATCTATTTGGCTTTTGGTTAATGGGGTTCTTTGGTTTTTCCTTGGTCGGCCTTTTGATTGGGGTCAGTTTTGGGTTGTTTCGGCGGTTTGCTGGGCTTCTGTTTTTACTTTTCCATATCGTCGGCGGGGATAAACTCATGGCGAAGTATCCGGAAAAATTTTTATTGAAACTGCCGGAGGGCACGTTGGGTCGGATTGATGCGGTTTCTGGCAATCGGAGTGATTTCATTCGGGATGCGATTGAGGATTCTTTGGGCGGTGTTTCTGAGAAAAAAAATTCGATTGTTGCGCCCGTTTCGGTTAAAGGTCCCGTGGGGTCTGGCAAGCCTCTGACAGCATATAGGCAACTCATTCATGACGCTTCTTCGCCCGCTGTGGAGTTACCGGATGAGCCGCAAAATATTCCTGAAAATATTCCTTCTGTTTCGCCTCGTGAGCGTGACAAGGAGTTGCTGTTGTCTTTGATCCGCGGGAAGTCTCTTACGTCTCGTTCTGCTCGGGATGCTTTGGGCCTGCCTGGTCTTCGGTATGACAATGCGGAGAAGGCTTTGCTGACGGATGGAGTGATTGCGATTTACGACGGCATTTTGACGTGCATCTGACTGTTTGAATTTTGCGCTGATATTTGGCGGGTATCTTTGGAGGATCCGCTTATGTCAGAAACCAATGTTGTAAACCTGCCTGTTGCATCGAGTGAACCGCCGATCTGGGTTTGTAACTGCGGATGCGCGTCTTTCTATCTTCGTGGTGACGGTATGGCTGCCTGTGTTTCGTGCGGCGTCATTTCCGACGAGGACGGTCAGGGCTGGTATCAGACGATTGAAGACGGTCCCGACAGAGATCCTGAACAGCCATCCCCGATTATTGATGTTTGCTCGAACGGAAATGTTGATTTCGCGCGGGCGCGAATAGAGCGCTTTGCGTGTCAGGACGATGCTTGCACAGTTTTGGTCGTTCTGGAGTGCGGTGCGGTTCACGTGTGGAGTGTGGTTGAGACCGGCGAACAGCAGTCATGGCTGAACAAAAAAATTGACCAGGCCAAAGAATTGATCGGCCTTCACGTGTCGCGCGACTGATGCTCAAGGTCACAGCAAAGGGCAATTTTGTTTACGAGCCTGATGGCGCGGTGCTCACGGACTTCTTTTGGAACCGAGACAAATTTTGCTGCGTGCAGGGGCCGATTGGGTCTGGAACATCCACCGCCAGTTGTCACAAGATATGGGCGCTGGCCTGTGAACAGGAGCCCGACTATGACGGGGTGCGCAGAACGCGATGGATTGTCTCACGTGACACGTACAAGAGCCTTCGGGAGACAACGGTAAAGACGTGGCTTGAGTGGTTCCCAGAGGACTTGTGGGGGCCGTTCATTCGGTCTGAACCGATGTATCACAACCTGCGTCAGAAGACGGCCGGCGGATGGGAATTGCGCGATCACCCCTCGGGGGACGGAACAAAAATTGATTGCGAAATCATCTTCCTTGCAATCCCGGACCCGGACGTGGCCGAGGCTGTGCTGGCTTCATACGAAATCACGGGCTTTTTTCTGAACGAGGGGCAGTTTGCCGAAAAGGACGTGGTAGACGAGCTGCTGTCACGGTGCTCGCGGTATCCCTCAATGAAAAACGGATCAGGCGCCACGTGGTTTGGCGGATGGATGGACATGAACGCGCCGATCGAGGGGCATTGGGTGCCGTACATGCGCGGTGATATCCCACTGCCACCAGAAACCACAGACGATGAGCGCGTGGCGTTTGAAAAACCCGACGACTGGACATTCCTCGTGCAGCCTCCGGGCCTGATCGAAACCATAAAGGACGGGAAGCCGGTCTACTCGCACAACCCCCAAGCGGAAAACCAAAAGCACCTGCGAGAATCCTACCTCGAAAAGATCAAAGGCAAGCGGACCTCGTGGATTGACCGGCGCGTTCTGAACAAGGTCGGGCTCTACATGGACGGTGAGGCCGTTTACCCTACCTTCACCGAAAGCGATCACGTCAACGCAACAGACGAGCCGAGCAATCCGCGCCTGCCTATTGTCGTCGGACTGGACTTCGGGCGGGAACCTGCCGCAGCCTTCATGCAAAACGTGAACGGCACATGGACGGTGCTTTCTGAACTCATCGGCAAAAACGAAAGCGCGAAACTATTTGCGCCGAAGGTCAAACGCCATCTGGCCGAAAGATATCCCGATCAAAAGGTTGAATTTTGGGGCGATCCCCGCGGCGGCGACGGGACGCAAGCCACCGAAGAAACCGCATTCTCTGTCTTTGAAACCATGGGAATGCACGTCTTGCCCGCAACCAATGACAACGACCCGGAATTGCGCCGGTCCACCTTCGAAAGCGTTCTTGAGCGGCGCAATGGTTTCAAGGTCAACCACTCGTGCATCGTCTCAAAACGAGGACTGGCAGGCGGATATCACTACCCCAAAATCAAAGGGCGGCCAGGTATGTATTCACCCCGCCCCCTCAAGAACCAATACTCCCACATCGTTGAAGCAATTGAGAACGGGCTTCTCGGTG